ATCTGGACAACAATATCAGCCTTGCGGATGCGTGGGGTTGCTGACTTGACGACAGGCTTGGGCGTGTAGTCAATGTCAAGATTCTTGAGCTTGCTGATTACAGAGCGTACTGACAAACCATGGAGAGCGGCATAGTCAGATGCCAGGTCGTAGTTCCATGAAGATACAGCGCGCAATTCGTTTACCATTTTATCAGTGTATGCAGACATAAATTTTTCCTTTTTTGTGTGTGGTTTCTCTCAAACAATGCGTGTATTATACGGACTGAGGGCAAGCGTGTCAAGAACTTTTTGGTGGAAGACCTCATGAAAATTATTCACGTTCGGGTACCAAAAAAGACTTGACACAGCATCGGTTTGGCACTAAAATTGGCGCGGCCCACTTTAGGTTTCTCACTTTGACACTTTTTGGCGCAGGGCGCTTTTTTCAAAAAAGTTGGCACGGTTCTTGCATAGGAGACTAAGGTGAGGGCAATGCAACGTGAAAATTTTTCACGCGTTACGTCGAAAAAATACTTGACTTTACCACTGGCGCGCCGGCGCCAAAAAATAGCTGTTGCCAAGCTGCAACAGCTATTTTTTGGCAAGCGTGTTTCACGTGGAACCTTCAAGCAAATCACAGAGGCGGGTGGTGAGGTCGAGAATACCTTGCCGCTTATCGTTGTAGTCTATAACGTGCCAGTCGCTATCTATGACGCGCTCTTTTAAAAGCGTCATGCGGTCATAATAGGAAAGCGCGTTCTCATCATTCTCGGAAAATTTCCAATAGGTGAGCGGCGAAGATTTACGCTTTTCAATTCGGCGGCGTTGTTCGCTTTCCGTAATCGAAAGCCAGAATTTAATAAACCGAACGCCCTGGCGATCTTCCCAGGCTTTATGGTTTTTCAAAAAATTCTCGTATTGCTTTTCAGAGCACCAGCCGTTCATTTTCTGAACCATCGCGCGCGAGTACCATGAGCGATCATAAAACACGATCTGATTCACGGCAGGCATACGCTTGGACCAATAGGAAAGCCATTTACGCATGGTTGATTTGCTAGGCTTGCGCGATAAGTGGACAGAATACAGCGACGGGTCGAGATAGTGCGTAACCTCCCGAATCGTGCTAGATTTGCCCGCAGTATCGCGCCCCTCGAGAATGACCGCCACACCGCGATGGGGGGTCAAGTCGAGAATGCGATTAAGCCTTGCTTGTTGAGTTTTTAAGGTCATCTTTTTAGCCTCCAAAGATTAAGTAGATGATGCCAGAAACGACGATTATATCAGCCGCGACAGAATAAATCAAATAGGCTTTGAAAGCAAAGCCCGCGAGTTTTTTAGCCATTTAGAGTCCTCCCGACAATCGGCAAGCCATAACCCGATTGGCCTTTGTAGTTGTGAGCTACGATATCATCCCAGCCTTCGCCGATTGCTTTTTTGGTCATGCTTTGGAGATATTTGCCATAAGCTCGCTTAGGTGACCAGTTGTAAAATTCAGTAGAGCCAGAGGGACGCTTGACGCCTTCCGCATCTGCCGCTTCCTGAATTAAAGGGAGCAACCATTCGTCGCCGTTTTGGTTTCGCTTGTGCAAGTATTGCTCCTGTGCAAGCGATCGATTCGCAGATTTGCAAATGTTGCCGTATACCTTGGCTTGAAGCGCGCCGAATTCACCGTTGCAGAATGCTTTCTCGAATTCGCGCGTCGTGGTGCGTACCCGTTGAAAAAGTCCATTGTGCCCAGTGGAGTAGAATTCTTTAGCGTAGCCATCTTTTACCATGCGAACATTGGCAAACAAGGGATTGTATTTAGCAAGCCCAATAATCTCATAGAGATAATTATAGCCTTGGCCCGAGTCGGGGTCTCCATATTCTTGAAAGTCTCTAGGCTTCATATTCAAGGTATCGATTGTTGCGATGAGTTTAAGTCGAATCATTAGATGGCCTCCTTTAGTGCCGTTGATTGATTGTTAAAGTTTACCGGATCGATTACACGAAAGCCAGCATTTTTGAGAGTTAATTGCACGTCAGCATCATCATCCCAAAGCACCGCAGAATCGCGAAGGTCAGAGAATGAAACGCGACGATCTACCGCAAGCTCGTGAAGTCGAGCCAGTTTGTATTCACCAGCGGGTCGAGTGTCGCTAGGGTGACGAGATAAGATAACGGGAGCAACCATGCCGTGAGTGTGTAACCAAACGCGGTCAGCGTGACCCATAACGCGAGAGGTTAAAATCACAACGTCGAGACCGTCGCGGATTGCCTGCCGCATTTGCTCGGCCAAAGGCAGCGGCGTGTCGCGCATGATGTTGGCGGGAGTATTCATCCTGCGCCAGTCTGCGAGAGTCTCGCCGAGGCGGTGGTCAGAGTTGACGGTGGTTCCGTCGAGATCAAAGATAAAAGTGTGAAGCATAACCAAAAATTCCAATTAAGTTTAAGATGATGAGATTATAGCATTTTTTATCGTAGGCTTGCAAGCATAAAAGCGCGAGCCCTAAAATTGCCATGATTTTACCCGTGGGCGAATCGATGAGGAAGGGAGCCGCGCCCATGAGCGCGGTCCCGATCCATGCCGACAGATTGACCAGCATTAGCGAATCGCCATCAGTAGCGCAGAAAGTGCGCGGCCATCGGCCTTAGCTAAACCGGCGATTTCATCGGGGTCAGCGTCGAGAGCCTTAGCGATTGCTGAAACAATCTCAGCTTTGGAAACGCGAGGACCAGAAGCCGAAACCGTTTTAGGCTTGGGCGTATAGTCAAGGTCAAGATTTTTAATCTTGGCGATAACAGAGCGAACCGACAAGTTATGCTCGGCAGCGAAAGCCGAAGCGCTCTCATAGTCCCATGATTGAGATTGGAGAGCAGTTACCATTGTTGAAGTGTATTGTGACATTTATTTTTCCTTATGTCTTGTGAGTTGATGTGATTATTAAACCACAGTTTTTTAAAAAAGTCCAGCGAAAAAACGGAATATATTATATTCCAGATTTTCATGATTTGGGCCCTATTCAAGGATTTCTTCTATCAGATGCGCGGACCAAATGCAGGCAATGGCGCAGACGATAGGGAACAGGGCCCACAATGGCGCGCCTAGTAAGGCTGTAATGGCGCCTATTATTAGAGAAAGAATTGCCCAGAATTCCAAAAAGAATTTAATGATAGCCATTAGAACAGCCTCCCTTAGTTAATGGTTACGCGGTGAAAGTTGCCCGCTTCATCTTCCCAGAGAATCCAATCGCCAGCGATTAGATTCACGCGGTGAGCATCCCAAAGTCTGCGCATTGCGTTGCGAACGTTGTGCGCTTCAACAGTGTAGCGCGTGGCTTGCGTTGCATATTGGCTCATAGGGCTAGGCTTGTTGAAGTGGCTGATTTGAAAAGTTGTCATTACGTTTTATCCTTAATTGATAGGATGATTCTCTCGCATAACGATGGAGAAGTCAAACAAAAAAAGTGGATATATAATGGAGATTTCTGCGCCCATCTCTTAAGCATAAAGCGTGCCAAGTTTCGGCTTGCTAGAAAGTTGGCACGCCCCTTGCAGGGGGCGGTTAATAGACCTTGATTTTTCGCGCTCGCGCGGGCCCATCTTCACGTACCACTTTGGGATTTTTTGAACCGCAAACGGTGCTATAAAAGACTTGATTGTTCTCAAAAAGTTTACACACCCTCCCAAAAATTTTTCTTGACTTTTTGCTTCCCCCATTCTATACTTAAGCCTATGAAACTCGTAAAAATGGCACCGGAAAATCTCGAAGTGGCGAATGCTTATCTGAGCACCGGCAACGCGATCGCTGTCGCATCTGAACTCGGTGTCACGCCCGATAAAGTTTACGAAGTACTTGAGAAAAACGAAGTCAAAGAATATATCAACTCGGTCTATCTGGATCAGGGTTATCGAAATCGTTTTCGGCTCGCTGAACTTCTTGACGAAGTAATTGAAAATAAACTTCAAGAAGCTCGCGACTCCGACATGTATTCCAGTAAGGATCTAGTCGATATAATTGCTCTCGCACACAAAATTACTGTTGACCATTCAAAAGAGGCAAAAGCCTCTACAAATATTCGACAGCAGAACGTGCAAATCAATTCTCCATTCGGCGAAGGAAACTACGGAAAATTAATGGAGAAACTTCTTGGTGGATCAACTGAGTGAGCTTCGTGCCGAATTTGAAAAACACGAAGCCGTATGCGAAGAGCGATGGAAAACAGTATTTAACGAAATTCGAAGCGCAAAAGAAGATAGTAAAGGAAGAGCAGATGAAATTAAAGCCTCTGTTCAATCTTTGCATCGCCTTGTTTGGGCAGGCGGGGGCGCAGTCATACTATTTTTAGCAGGACTGCTAGGAAATATACTATGATTTATCAAAAAAGAGGACGATGGAAAACATCTTTTAGTTCAGCAAGCTTTGTTACTCGAGAAGAAGCAGAAGATGTAGAAAATAAAGCAAAAGGTTACGTAGCTCCTCCACCGGCACCAGAGCCTGTGGAAGAACCTGCAGAAGATTGGAGCCCTCTTGAAAAACTTCGTGGATGGAAAACTTGTGAAGAATGTAATTGTGACCCGTGTGAGTGTGAAGAAGAATGGAACTCAGTAGAAGAGACATCATCAACGACAGAATCCTCGACGGAGGAACCTTTCTAAAGGTACCAATTGAGAGCTACCTTGAGCTGCTCGGAATTTCTGCAATTCCATCGCAGATGGCTTTAATTAATGCAATTAATTCTAGCAAGTATCGCTTTGTTGTCGCTGCTCTTAGCCGTCGTCAAGGGAAGACGTACATTGGAAACATTATTGCCCAATGCGTCGCCCTTGTTCCTGGATGCCATGTCCTTATTGTTAGTCCTAATTATAACCTTAGTAACATTTCGTTTGACCTTCAACGCAATCTTATAAAACACTTTGATTTAGAGGTTGCTCGGGATAATGCGAAGGATCGCGTAATTGAGCTAACAAATGGCTCCACGATACGATTGGGATCTGTAAACCAAATTGATTCAGTAGTAGGACGTTCGTATGACTTTGTACTCTTCGATGAAGCGGCGCTTGCAGATGGAGAAACTGCCTTCAACGTTGCCATTAGACCCACACTCGATAAACCGGGTAGTAAGGCTTTATTTATTAGCACTCCTCGGGGTCGTAACAATTGGTTCAGTCGTTTTTATAATCGTGGCTATACTGATGAATTTGCTGAGTGGGCCAGCATAAAGGCCACATGGGAAGATAACCCTCGAGCTTCGGAAGAAGATATTGCCGAAGCTCGGCGATCGATGAGTCAAGCTGAATTCGCTCAAGAATATGAAGCTGACTTTAATGTATTCGAAGGACAAATCTGGAATTTTAACTACGAAGATTGTGTCCAGGACTTGAGCGAGATGAGCTTCGAAGGAATGGATATAATCTCGGGACTTGATGTAGGCTTTAAAGACCCGACAGCACTGTGTGTAATTGCGTTTGATGGCCACAAGTATTATTTAATGGAAGAATACTATGCCGCAGAACGCACGACAGAGGAGCATGCTGGCTATCTTGCTGAAATCATTGAAAGAAGAGAAGTCGACTACTGCTTCATTGACGCAGCCGCTGCACAAACGCGCTTTGACTTCGCTCAACAATATGACATCTCAACTATTAACGCCAAGAAATCGGTTAATGATGGAATCGGGCATGTTGCTAGCCTTGTTGATAATGATCGTCTTATTGTAGACTCGAACTGCACAGAAGTTCTTCGTTCTCTCGACCAATACAGGTGGGATCCGAATCCAAACTTAATCAAAGAGAAACCTATACATGACTCTTCTTCACACATGGCGGACGCATTACGATACGCTCTCTACAGTTTTGAAGAGCAAGCCCCAACATTTTAAATCCGAGAAAAAAATAATTCTTGACTTTCAACTAACCTC